AAATTAATAAATTAACTTGACCTACACCGTTCTTCTTTCCTTTATCTTCCCATTCTCTTACGCATAGCGTGAAATAGTGGACATCTATAAAAGTAATGAAACCTGTTTCATGTAACAGTTCTCTCTTAACTTCAACACGATCCCCCACATTAAATGGGAACTTGCTCATAACAAATTGCCACGTTGAAACTTAGCAATATCCTGTAATGTTATATCAGCAGCATATTCATATGATTTTGATTCAACATATGATTCAACTGGTACAGTATTCTCTGCTAGTGTTGGTATTTGTGGACGCTCATCAACATATGGTCTAGGATTTGGCATCTTCTGTACCATCTCAAGGACTTGATCACGTATTTCCATGAGTTCATAATAACATTTCTGATTATGAGCACAACCTCTGAGTTTACTATCAGGTTTATGGAGTGACTCTAACATAAGAGTCTTTGCTCTATCCCACTTCTCGTAGGACGATGGATCTGGATGCATTGTTATAAAGACATTAGTTTTTTATAAAATGGACCTACTACAACTCCCTCACCATAGTGAGCATGTTCCTTGAGTAAATCCTTGTTTATGTAGTGTACTACAAGGTCTGGATTATCAATCCAATTGCTATAAGTCCAAGAGCAAGAACGGACATATCTGTTCCTCTGCTCCTCACATATACGTACAATTTGATCATTGAGTCTACTGGCAATTGATTCAAATTTAAACTCTACAACATATATTAACATACCTTCAGCAAAAAGGGAAGAAATGATAGGAAGATTAACACTTACATCTTTCTCATACCTATTTCTGGTATAATCATTGAAGCATCCACCACCATTTGTTCTCTTACCAGTATAGTTCTTAGGTTTAATTTCTTTTTCAACACCATTGATATCAATGGCATCTCTACCTAATTTACCTGGTATAGTTTTACAACCAGCAACTGCTGCTGTGATCTGCTCACGTAAAGTTGAACTGTTTGGATCAGACATATACTCTTTGTATAGTTCTTCAAACAGTTCACCTTGGTTCTTGGTTGGTTTACCCAACGAGCGATCCACTGCTAATTTAAGGAGTTTCGTGGAGAACATTTTCCTCGTGTTGGTAAACTTCTGGATAGATCCTCTTGTCATCGTGCTCATACAGTGTAATAAGTGGCACAATGTCTGGTGTGATCTCACCAGTTTTAATGGTATTGTTGAGTGCAATAGCAGCGACTGCTATAATCACTGCTACACTTGCTGTCTCAACATATTTGAAGAGACGTGAGATCATTAGTCAACCTCCTCAAAGTAAATACCATGATATGCGTTGAATGCATCTAAGTCAATGAAGTCTTCACGTTGATACTTCATTGCGTTCTCACCTTCAGGTGCAACAATGAATTCTTCGCAGAAATACTCTGCATTTACACCTAGAGCTTCAGCAGCACCGATAAGTTCATCAGTCTGCTCAAAATTGCACCCAAGTACTTGTGTGCAGTATTCAATGTCTTTTTCTAATTGATTGAACATGACTGTATAATATAGAATAAGTGGTGGTTTCCTATCGCCTCCATGTCTGAAACCACCAAAGGGACATGCAGCAGTTAGAGGGCGTGTGTGTGGTGAATTACCCCAACGGTCATGTGTCTGCTTCTAAGTCAGACTAGTCGGGAACCTCTCAACAAATATACTATAGCACTAAAAAACCCCCTGTGAAGGGGGTGTGTGACAGTTTGTAATGTGTACTATGATTTGGGTGCATTCTGCCACGATATATCACCCCAAGTATCAACGATATAAGCATTGATAAAATGGTCTGCATCTGGACATAGAGATTCTTTAGGGAACCATGCTTCTGCATTGACACCAGCAACAGTACCATCATCAAACCTGATAGTATTAAATATACCACCTTGCTTAATTATATCCATAACATAATCATCCACCTTAACGGTGTTTTCGTAATATTCTGTAACAGTTGCTTTCTTTGTAGAATCAAGACTATTATACTTGTCTAGATTGAAATATAAACAAGAGCATTGATTCCTATTAGCGTAATAAGACACCAAATCAAATAGAGATAGTTCGTTTCCTTCTATAATCATGATCCTAATTCATCTTGTGCTTTTTGTATTATCAAATTTAAGAACTCTGTCTTATCATATGCATCAACCACTGATTGATCAGCAGGTTCAATGTGTGGTTTAGCTTGTTGATACTCAGTAATAAGAGTACTAAAGTAATTAGTCTGTGTTAATGATTTTAATAGCAAGAAATGTGCTATCTTATCTTTAAACTGTTTGAGATAATGATTTGCTAATGGTAAAAACTGATCATCTGTTGCAAGATATGCATTTGATGGGTTCTCTACCTTATAGATTTTATTATAAAACTCAGGTGATATTGGAAACTTAGTTCCTTCAGCATTACCAGAGAACTCAGAAGTCTTAGTAATATCTCTCAACTTAGTTCTATATGTAGCATACAATGCTTTATCATCATCACTCAATGGACAATCAGTACACATTACCCAATCAGACTCATCCAATAAGAAATTTCTTGCAAGTCTCACACTTAATGGTGTGACAGTTGCTTGTTTGGCATACATTTGTGCCAATTCTTCTTGATAGTTGTTATTATCAATGGAGTCAATTAAATACCAACCTTCAATTAATTTATCTTTTAGAGTGTTAGCCTTTGTATTATCAACCGCTTCCATCTCATAATCTTTCCACTCATCTGTATTAGTCTTGAAGTTTCTTACATACTTCCTACGTGCAGCAACATACTTATTACTATCACTATAATAACTAAATGTAGTTAGTTTATCTTTATCAGTATCCCATTCAGGATACAATAAAGGGACTAATGTATCTTTCCAATAATTCTCTGGAATGGGTTTTGCTGTTCCCATATATGATAATTCTTGTGCTATTACATCCAATTGCACTTGTAATACTGGTATTGACATTTTGTAATTATAGTCTCCGTCTTATTTAGTATGCTTTAATCAAATGTTTACATGTCCTATAAGGATGCAACAATGGCACATCTATATCTGGGTCAATTGTAGCCTGTGGTTCAATCTTAGTTGTTGATTTTAATGTAATTGTAGCATCACTAGATCCAAGTCCAGAACTATATGTAATAGATGGTCCCACTTCACCTTGAACAGTATAAGTTAATGAATCAACATTCTGTTTTAACATTTTACCAGCAGTAGGAACATACACTAGTGTAGTTGCTTTACCATTCCACCAAATAAATTCACAAATTGCAAAATGATCTGTGTTATTAGCATTATCATTTACACCTGATGCATCGGCACGTACTTGTTCTATTTTAAAGTTAGTACCTGCTGCCTTCGCATTTTGTGGTAAGGTAACTGTATATGTATACCATTTGGTATCACCAGAAGCACCATCCCATGTGCTATTTGTATCAACAGATGGTACATTACCAATGAAATCATCACTTCTTGCTGTAGTTCTTCCTGCGATAATAGTGTCAATTAATATCCAAGTGGTAGGTGATCCTGCTGTTGAATAGTATACTAACAATGATTCTTCTGAAGCATCACCACCATTAACACCATTTCCTCTTGCTGCTTTAATAGAAAAATGAGTAGCATTTGTTGTATCTTGTGGCATTAATTCTACCCATCTTGTCTTAGCACCAGGAGTAGTTGTACTATGTGCTCCACCAAATAACAAATAATTTGTATAAGCAGTAGCACCAGTAACAGCAATACTATCAACCTTATCAGAGTTACCTCCAGTTCCTAGAGTTGCAGTAGCAATAGCACCACCACTTTGTCCATGTAATACATGAACATAAGGAGTTTCAGTATATCCAGAACCACCATTTGTTACGGTAATACCTGTAATTATACCATTTGTCATAACTGGTGTTGCTGTTGCTCCAGATCCACCACCTCCACGGATGTATATAATTGGATCTGCCGTTGGAAGTTTAAATCCACCAGCAGTACCAGTTCCAGCACCATTAGTATTAAGTGTGATATCATCAACTGTTGGACTAAATGATGCTGCTTTAATAAGAGCATCTTCGGTTATAATTTGTTGAGGATTATTATATCCAGTAATAACACCAAGTTCTACCTTAGTATATCCAATACCACCATTAGCACTAGTTCCTGTTGTTTGACCAGGTACTGATACTCCAGCACCACCAGCACCAAGTTTAACTTCAATTGATGCAGGACTTCCTAAATTTGCAAATTCTACATATCCATTCCAATATCCAGCAGCACCACCACCTCCACCACCAGGAGTCCAGTAGTCATTATTATATTGTGCTGACATTACTATTTTACCATCAGTTTCAGTTGAATCAGTAAGAGTTCCACTTTCAAAATAAGTTGTAGAATAAGATGAAATTCCTTGATTACCTCCAGCACCACCACCATGACGACCATCGCCACCAGGTCCACCACCGATACCACCAGATCCACCACCATTTCCAGTACCACCAGTAAATTGGCCAGAAGTACCGCAGCCTCCACCGCCTCCTCCTCCGCCACCACCTTGGCATTCCCAATTACCACCAGATCCACCGCCACCCATACCAAGAGCTAAAGCAGTTGCTTGAATACCTCCAAGTGGATTTCCTTGTCCAGGTGTACCAGATCCTCCATCAAATCCATCACCGCCACCGCCACCGCCTCCACCAGCACCAGCGACTACAGTTCCACCTCTAGTTAATGCTGTGGCAGCACCTCCACCTCCACCATTAGGACGAGGATTTCCACCATTCCATCCATAACCACCATCACCACCATCACCAGCAGATGATGTTTGTGCTCCAGTCCGTCCCGTAGCACCTGCACCAATTACTGCAGCCCATGTAGATTGTGTAAAAGTTGATAATTGACCAGATTTTAAAGAGATATTCATCTTACCTCCACCACCACCTGCACGATTACCATAAAATCCATCTCTACCTTTACCACCATGTATTTCAAAGGTAACTGAAGTTGGATTAACAATCCCACTCAAATTAAAATTACCATCAGCATCCAAAGTTTGAGTGCTACTACCACTTTGTCCACCAACCAATACATTTATTCCTGCACTACCATCACTATATGAACCAGTTTGAGCACCACCAGCACCACCACCATTAGGATTGTTTGGATAATCTGCATACGGCCATCCATTTCCAGATTGTCCTGCTGATCCAGCACTACCAGGTTGCCCTGTCATTCCACCAGCAGCATTTTCACTACCAGTATTAACAGCAGTTCCAGCAGTTCCAGCAATACCACCAGCTAATCCACTGGTAGCACCACCTCCACCTCCACCATTTGCTTTTAAGAATATTTTTGATCCATCACCAACTTTCAAATAACTTTGTTCACCAGTATTACCTGCTGTTGTACCAGCAGCACCAGATCCACCTCCACCATATATTTCATATTTTAATCTATCAAAAGTACCACTAATAGCAGTTAAATCAATAGTACGAGTTCCAGCAGTAGTCCATTCATACGTAGTATACTCTAATATTGGTGTACCACCTGTTGTAGACTCCTTACCACCAATCTCTGTAGTAGTAAGAATAGGTTTAGATATAGGATTAGGTATAGTAGTTTGAAATTCATAAGATCCAGATCCACTACCAGATGCAAGATAATAATCACCAGGTCCATTAGCACCAGTAGCAAATGCTGACGTAGGATCTTGAGTACCACCACATCCACCAGCACCACCTGCAAAATCAAGTGCATCATATGTCGCAACAGTATTATCACTAAGTGGTCTTCTTAAAAGACCATGCTTATGAGTCATTACAATACCATCACCAGTTGGATACCATCTAGTAACTCTTCCAGTTGCAGGTTTATAATCTTGTAAATACCTATCGCCACTTGCTCCACCAACCCACTCAAAATTACCAGGAGTGGAATGATACATGATATGACTATGTTGAGGAACACCAGATATTTTCCTTTCTCTCATTGTTATGGTAACATCCTGACTACCAATAATTGTACAACCAGTAGTCTCAACTACCTTATCATATCCAGTTGTAACTATCCTACCTAAAGAAAAATATTGATCTTGTTGATTTTTATCCAAATACCATGCACCACCAACAACTCCTGTTGATATACTAGCATTACCTACATTAGGTGAGTTAGAACCATACACTGGTCCATTACCAACAACTTTTTTAGCAATCATATCAGGTACTTTAAATGTTCCTAGATATGGATCACCCCAATTATCCATTACATTAGCAGTAGTAATAGGTTGTAATGATCCTCCACCAGGAGCAGTTAAATCTGTCATTCTAACTACAAATGTAGCACCAGTTCCACCTGCTACAGTTACTGTTGGAAGTGAAGTATATCCACCACCATTATTTGTAATGTTTAAATATAAAATTTTTCCATTAGTATCAACTGCCCCAACTGTTGCTGTCATATTAACTCCACCAGTAGGTGCAGCAGTTATGGTAACAGCAGATGATGTTGTATATCCAGATCCACCATTTGTTATGTCAATTCCATTACTGGTCCTTCCACCATACTTATTAGCAACAATCTGATATAATGCTGGATAATCACCTATATTATATTCTGTTCCATCACAATATAAGTATCCTTCATGTGTATATGCTGGATCATCACCACCAACATAAGCATTACCAGGAGCCTCATCCAAATTTGGATAATTACCAGCAGTTGCTTTAACAAAACTATGATCATAAGAATTCTGCCCTGCTTTTAAATTGGTTACAATAGAACCAATAGGAGTAGTATCTGTTAAAAGATCTGTTAGGTATCCCTTTCTAGCGTTTCTATATGCCATAATTATGTCTTAATTAAATATTCCATAATAATAAATGGAGCAGTAGCAGAATCAATTGATCTTGAAGCATCAGCTCCTATTGTCATTGTTGTTTCTAAGTTCTCTGGACTAACAACAATAGCATTTGTTTTTACCTTATATGTATGATCCCCTTTAACTAAATCAACACGATGATTATGTAATGTTGGATCACCAGTAGTTGTTTGATCTAAATCAAGAGTATCAGTCTCCACATTCTGTACATCACCTATTACTCTGTTATCGTTAACCTGAAAATTTGATTGTAAAGGCACAACATCATGCAAACTTACACTATTAAAATCAAGTGGAACACCATTTAATCCACTAGCATATGTAATAGGAACAGTGAAATTATGTGATGATGTAGCTCCAGTACCATTGTATATACAGTTGAATATCAATGGTGCTCTAGCTTTATTAGCATACTTAGCAGTATTCTGTCCATCTGGTGATCCTGCTGTTTGTCCACCATCTAATGAATAAGTTGCATTGTTAAGACACTGAAATGTATACTGATCTTCACCTGGATTCCAACCACCTATAATACAATGACCCCAATAAATTGTTTGCTGTAATCCTAATGCTTGAGTACTAATTGTAGTTCCACAAGGAGTAACAGGACACCACCTCTGAGTACGACATTGTTCTTGACCACTTCCAGGATGTCCACTACTATTTGTAGTAGCATCTAACCAATCTTGTATAGCAATTGTTGATGCATTTCTTCTACCAGTAAATCCTGCTGTCTGTGGTTCATTGGTACTATTCTCATTAGTAGCTAGAATCCTTTCTCTAAGAGCAGAGTGGAAATGTGTATGTGGATGAATGGCATTCTCTTCAACACCCTCTGTATCAGTATAATGAGTAGCACCAGCATATGCCCATGATGGTTTTCCTCTAACAGGAATCTCTTGACTAGGTACATTAATCTGTCCAGAATACTCTATTCTAACAGGAGTTCCAATAGCAGAAGTTGATTCAATACCAATACCAGACCTACTAAATTCATTACCTAATGCATTGTCTTGTCTTATATTATTATAGACACCAGCGTTAGCACCTGAAGTTGGTTCTGCATACTTAGATCCCATATCAGGAACCATAAATTGAGTATCTAATATAGTATCAAAGTTAGTACCATCTGCATTCTTTCTCAAGAATTTACAATTAGATCCCACTCCACATACAGCAGCAAGTTGTGGATAATCAGCTGCATAATATTTTGTACCATCACATTTCAAATAACCAGCAGGTAAATTCTTTTGATTTGTTGCATCATCTGGAAGACCTGTATAATCAACTGGCCAATTTATAATTTGACCTGTTAAATTACCATACTTTGCTCTTTCTTTACTGTATATAACTGTCATTAGTATGCCTTGATTATAAACGTAAGTGTACAACTAGGTTGTGATGTATCACATGAAATATTTAGAGCATTTTCAAGACTATCTGCTTGTAGTGAAGATCCATTTGCATTATCAGCAGTATGTGATGGAGGTCCACTCATTGATCCAATACCTTGAGAAATTTCAAAACTACCATGATTATGTGCTCTAAATGCTTGCTCTATAGGATTTTTATTTTCCTTACCCATATTCAATGACATTGGCCATGAACCATGCCTGAATACTAAAGTCTCTGTTCCACCTACTGTTCCTAATTGATCAGTTACAGTAATTTTATATTTGTCAGTTGGTTGGTCATATTCTACCTTCTGTACTTGTGATCCACCAGTACTTGTCCAATAAGTATATTTCTTAGCAGGATCTTTTATAGTAACAAACATCAATGGAGTAATCTTATCATGTTGCACCCATGTATTTGGTGCAGTACCATAAGTTCTACCAATATTAACTCCTGCTGGTAATATAATCTCTCTTGTAGCAGTAGGAATAGTTACATTATCAACTTCAAACTTTGCATTTGCATGTTCTGGATCATCATCCATAGCATCAGCAGATCTTGGATTGCCATCATACCCAAAGAAATTTGGTCTTGATCTCCTTTCCATTGGTCTTGGAAACATACCAACATGTGCTGGTACTTTATGTGTATCTACTGGGGTTGTAGCATTGATAGCAGTAGTATTTCCCTGACCAAATATATTTTGGGTATAAGTTGCAGTTCCTTGACCAGATCCCCTATCAGTTCCTCTCCAGTTAGCAGCACCAGCTGGAACATGATTCCAATAATTCTTACCAGTTTCATTGGTGAATTCATAGAATCTTTCACAACGTGGTAATGTCCACTCATGCTGTTCATCACCATGAAATGTTACATTAGAAGCACCATTCTGCCATGATACTGGTTGACTAGCAGCATTAGCACATGTATTAGGACCATGAGTTGCATTACAAATAGTGGTTGTTGAACTACCACTCATTGCAATACCTTCATCAGTTGTGAATACCATAGGTCCAGTTGCAGATGGATTAACTGATTGAATTGTATCAGGATGACTATGTGCTGGAGTATGATTAATACCCAATTTACGATTAAGTACGTACACTGTCTCCAAAAAGTCTGGAGAACTCAATGTCATACCAGTAAATTTAAAATATAAGTTACCAGAAAGATTTAAAGTAAAATCAATATCTGCTGTTGCCTGATATGTTGTTGATACTGGATTCGTCTCACCATAATCTGCAACTCTATTTCCTAAAATAGTTGCAGCATCGTTTTGTCCTCGCTGATACTTAACATCTTGTAAATGAAAAGGTTCAAGATCCATCAACGCACTATTAGATAACTGTGGTAATCTAAATTTTGCTGCTGTACCAATATAAGGAAACACATAGTGATTTCCACTAGCATCGGTCATATCACCACCGTAGGTGTCACCTATGTTTGCTGCTAACAATGGATAATCAGCAGCATCAAGAGTATCACCCTTGCATACAATCCATCCTTTAGGTATATTAGATGGAAGGAAACCATTTCCTCCATCTCCACCCCAAGGCATGATTGTGCCAATCTTGGCAGCTCTCATTGTTTTTAGTGAATCGTAGTGTACTGCCATCTATTATAACTCCATGAGCCACCAACCTCTTAATGAAGGTGGTATTGTTTGTTGTGATGTAGATCCTTCTATATCATATGTACCAACATAAACTAATCCAAATGCACTGTTACGTGTCTGGATAACCAATTCACCAGAATCCCATGCTGATGTTCTTGTCTGACCAGAACCTGCATCAAGTCTAGAACCAGTTGAATCACCTTGAATTGCTGTAGCAATTGCATTAATCTTCTTCGCTCTAATAATAAGACTTGTATTATATGTTAGATTACCACTAAGTTCAGTAAATCTAATCATGTCACCTGTTTGTGGGTTGTCTGGTAGGTATAAAACCATGTTGCTTCCAGATGTAGCATTGATCAGATAGTTATTATTAACTTGTAATGGATTCGCTTCTTGCTGACCTATACCAGTTGTAATATCAAATGCAACATATGTGTGTCTTCTACCACCATTTGCTGTCCAGTATTTCTCAATACCGAATGAATCAATAGCATTGTTGTGATAGATTGTAAAGTCTTTAGGACCAACAGTGCCACCAGTACCAGCAGATCCAAGATTATCAACATGGAACATCTTCTCAGATGCAGATTCTATTTCAAGAACCTTACCCTTCTGATAATATTTCTCACCTAAGAATATACTACCTTCAGCAGCAGTTAACTTAATAGATTCTGTAGCATTACAGACTCCAGTTGACTGACATGACTCCCAGAATACCTTCAGATCACCATAGAAATTACCTGGTCCTTTAAGTGTTAAACCATTTGTATTTTCTTTTTCATCTTCAATTGATCCATCACCAGCATGTCCAGCATCATTTGCAATAGATGCAACTAATGTTATACCATCAGAACCATACATTCTGAAGCAACCATTATTAATAGTAAGATCATCTTCAATAGTTGTCTTACCACCACCATATAAAGGAATAGGTGTTGTTGCTAAAGTATTTGGAACCCTGTAACTCTTAGGCAACTTACTTGCATATGATATATCAAGACTTCCATCAATACTATCAGTAAGGAAGAACTCAGATCCTATTCTAATGAACTGGATATAATCAAGTTTTGGTTGAATTAGATCAGCATTAACTAATCCAATTTCAAGTCTTGTATCACTAGTGTTAGGAGTTCTTGCCTTAAAGGTCTTACCAGTTGTAGGTGCTCTTCCTGCACGAGTACCAGGTAAATCTTCTAGTAGTGTTGTAGTTCCAAGTTTCTTCAACTTAACAACACTCACACCAACAGCAGCATTTATTGCAGTAGTTCCTTCTACACCTCTACCACCGTTAGGATATGTGGCATTAGATGATGTTGGTAGGAACTGATCCGATCCATTTACATATGGTGCAGCAGTAATCTGAATAATCTCCATTTGAGAATTATTATAGATTGCTACATAATCACCAATACTAAATGCATCATAATTCGCTTGAATTTGAATGTTAGTAGTTGCTGGTACGACTGTAGCTGCAATTACTGTAAATGGTCTTGAAGGAAGAGTTGTATTATTTGACTGTGGATCATGCTTATAAACATGAACAACATCACTAGTTGTATATGCAGCAGGAGAAGTACCATAAGATTCAGAAACACAGAAGTGATGTCCATGTGTATTACCAATCTTTGTGTCACCTGTACAAGTGTCAACCTCAAAGGTCTTAGTACCACCACCATTTGTTATAGTTAACTTCTTATTGGTAGTTGCATTAATATATGGTGTTGAACAACTACCATTTAAAGTAAGTGCTCCAGTATAATACTGATCACCATTAATTGTTATATCACCTGTTACAGAGTTAACTTCAAATACAGTTATTGGATTGGATGTATCACAACCATTCTTAACTGATAACTTCTTAGCAACCTGTGATAATGTAGTCTTGAGTTCAAATATCTCACCATCACTACCATTAGAAGGACGAGAAATAATTACGTAGTCACCAGGTTGTCCTGTAGCACGATTATCTGAACCTGTTAGTACTCCACCAAACTGAGATAAGTAAACATTATCTTCTGTTCCAGCACCATCAATAGCACTAGTAGTCCATGTAGCATCATACTGAACAATACACTTATAAATGTTTGTTGTATCAGGATGCTCTGTACTTATTGTTGATAGAGTTCCAAATGGTTGTCTCTGTACCTCAATATAGTATGGTGTGCTATTAATCTGTGGAAGACGTGTAATCTTAACAAATTCAGCATACTCAGTTCCTTGTTCAACTGTATCAATAAGTAGAATGTCATTCTCATTATAGTACTGAGTACCATTAACATCGTAAGGAGTTCTCTTAATAGGTAAGTAGTACTTATCACCAGTTAATGTTGGGAATGTAGCAGCACTCTGTCCAGAAGGAGTTTGTTGATATGCAGTTCCACCCCAATCACCAGAACCAGCGGTATCAATCTTATTAAGTTCACCTGTATTAGCAGAAGAAACTAAGACAGTAATCAAATCTACATTACTATCAAAGAGATTGTTACCAAGAACACCACTTGTATGACTCTGAATTGTAGAACCAGCTTGTGCTCTACGTCCAACGAAGGAGTAAGAAGCATTACCACCACATAATGTTACATCAGCATTAAACCTTGATGTAGCATCAACAATTAGGTTGTTTCTAATTGTAGTAGTACCACCCTGACCAGCGATCCTTAATGTTGAAGCATTAGTAGCAAAGTCAACTATACTGGTTGCACTATTACCAGATAAGAACTCAACCTTCCCTGAAGGAGACTCAAACTTAGTAGTATCAGTTAATCCTCTTCTAGTACCAAGTATTATATCACCAGCAGTCTTTAGTGCCTTAGAATCAATCTGTACGAAGGAGTCAGACTCAGTACTTGCAAATGCACCACCAATAGTTATCTTAGACTTGTTAGTATTAGAACCGTCAACACTATCACCAATTGTGATGATACTATCGGTACTAGTATTACCAATCTTGATATTCTGTGATGCAGTTGTTACATTACCAAGTTCAATATTTCTTACAGATCCACCAATCAATAGACCTTGAGTTGGTCTTGTTCCAGATGTTAAACCGAAGAATGTGTTATTATTGAACAGTGTTACTGTTCCATCAGTAATAGTAGTTGTAATGTCAGCATTATTAGAACTACCAGCACCACCACCATTAACTGCTATATCATTTTGGAATACAGCATTATCAGTGAACTCAGAAGTTCCCTTAACAGTCAATGCACTCTGCATTTCTGCTAGAGTTGTATTAATACCAACCCTACCATTATTTGTAGTAGAAATTCTAAATGTTGCTGCGTTAGCAGGAGTTGCACTATCACCACCAACCATGAATGCATGGTCTTGAGCAGTTAAAGTTCTTGCTGCTAATGTTGCATGAGCAGCAAAGTTCTCAATAGTCTTACCACTGATCCATGCAGTACCAACAACATCTAAGTTAGCACGAGGATCAGTTGCAGCAGATACAAATGCACTTGCATAGTCATCATGTGCAGCACGAGCAACAGTGTTAACACCTAACTTGTACTCACCAATTTTCTGTGTATCTGTTCTAATTGTTTGAGAACCAAGTACACCTACTTCCTTCCAAGAAGCATTAGCAAGTTTTACTACAGCATTTGGTGTATTAGTATTATTAAATACCAACTCACCAGAAGCAATAGTAGCATTAGCAGCAATACTAAATGTACATGTGTTACCACCAGCAGTAAATCCAGTGTTAATTAACCATGTTCCATTAAGTTTAGTCTCACCAAATCCAATTAACTTAAGTTCTTGTCCAGCAATTAAACCACCAGTTATGACATTTGTATTAGTGACACCCGACTTCCACTGAATCGTAATAGTTCTAGTAGAATTATAGATAAACTTCTCAATCTGAGCTGTAATTGTTGCAAAAGCATTAGAGTAAATCCAACCAAGTGAACCACTTGCTCCTACAGACTCACCCTTAAGAAGAATATCTCCAGTTAGAGGTGCTCCAGCAGCACCATAAGCAACAACCTGTGATGCATTATAAGTACTATCTTGATCAGGAGTGATATTAGATGCTAAAGCTGCAACTTGATGTGTTTGAATCTTATATCCTTGACCACCACCTTCAGAACCACGTTGGTTAAACTGGAATACACCAGCAGTTACCCTATTACCAGCAATAATAATATCACCATTAGTCTGACGATTCTTCGCCATTGCTGTTCTATCTAAAGATTCATCATCCTTAGTAGAAGAAAGATTAGAAGTTACCTTCAATGAAGTAATAACACCAATATTAGGTTCGCCAAGAGTAGCATCTCTAACATCAGGTTGTACATTAATGGTTACAGGAGAATTAAATGTATTTGTTTTATCACCATTCTGACCACCATTAACTGTGATATACTCATTGAATGTAACAGGAGTATCAAATGTAGTAACTAGATTTCCTACTGAATCATCCTCATCATCAGATGAAAGCAATGAAGCAGACTCTAGGAATACTTCTTCACCAGTAATAGCATCAATCTTACGATTACCAATGTATAGGTCACCATTTGAGTTAAGACCAGTGTAGAATACTAAACCACCATCTTGCTTCTTAGACTGTGAGTAGAAGTCTTGAGTTGCACTCAATAGAACTTCCTGTCTTGCAGGGAAACCAGTTGAGTAGTTACCTGGACCAAAACCAAGGTATTCAAATGTATGGTTACCTGCTCTTGCGATAGACGGTCTTCGTAACTCAACGTACATACGTTGATCTACAACAACTGTGCTATCACCAGCAATAGGTATCTTACGATCTTCAGAACCAGCAGATGCATTACCATCTTGTGCCTTAAGAATATTAGTACCTGTGTAATTATTATTCTTAAGTGCTTCAGTAGCAAGGAAATCAATTACAGATTCTTTAGTAGTTGAACCCTTAAAGTCGTTAACAGATACTAAACCATGAACATAGTTATCAGCAGCAGAGTATGTTTGACCAGGATCATTTGCATTAGGATCAATCTGCTTAAACCATACAGGATCATTCTTATAATCTAATGGATATAACTTACTGATAGGTTGAGAGAACTTAAAGTCATGGAAATTCTTCTGATTACCAGCACCCGTTGGATATGGTGAAATGTTACCACGAATAGCAGTTAGATAGAAGATACCATCCTGCTGATCAAAGATACGTCTTTGTATTTCCTGAACATCATAGACATAGAATGTATCATCAATTTCACCAGCATCTTCTACAGATTCAACATAGAATTGAATGTTAGCAGCGTCAGTAATAATATCACCAGGTGTGATAGTATAAACCTTAGCACCATTCTGTCTGTAGTAGTACTCTGGTTTTCCTTCTTTAATAAGATCTTTAAGTACAAGAGACTTACCACCATCAGGATAATCTAGAAGATCTGCAAATACAGAACCTTGAGTAAATCTAATGTTGTCAGTAGAAGAATACTTAATATCACCACTAACACCCTTAAGAATTAAGTGCCATGTAGAAGTACCAGGAACATTTAATGCAGCATGAAGATAACCAGAACCAGATGAATTACCAGTCCATGTTACAGCATTAGCATTAGCAGATGCTGTCTTATTAACAGTGAAACTACCACCTTGAGGTGCAGTTACCTTAACTGTTGTGAATGTCTCATTCTTAAGACCAGTATTTGTAATACCATGATCAAATACAGTAAGTTCTAAGTACTCATTACTATTCTCTGTATAGTATCTACCAGACTGAACAGACATTGAAACATAATTTGATGTCTCAATAGTTCTTAGATAATTCTTAGATCCTTTAGTATCTTTCTTGTATGGATCATAGAATATATCTTCACCAGAAGCATTAGTCTTAACGATACTATTTGAGGTAAACTCAGCATCAGTATAACCAATAACCTCATTAGCATTACCACTATCAGATGTGTTATAGAACTTCGCTTTAGTTACATTACCTGTTACTGGCTTCAACTTAAGTTTCTGTGGAAGAAGTTTTCTTGTCTCATCCTTCCTTGTCTTAATACTAAATCCATTAAGAGGATCACGAACAGACTTGAGATACTTAGGAATAACATAACGTAAACGATAGATACGATCATCTGCTACCCTCTTAGAATCATCAATCCTTTCAAACCATGAATCATTTGTCTTATTATTACCAGATGAATCATTATATTCAGAATCATGGAATCTAGAAAGAATACTCTGAGCGTCATAATCTGCTGTTCCAGAAGTAGACTCATTCTTAACATTTAAGTACCACTTACCTTTATCACTAGTTCCAACATTACCATCATATGTTGGATCATAACGCATGGGTGACTCACGCTTATCTGCAAATACAGAGAAGTTATAAGTTCCAGTATTTAAAGGAACGAATATGACAGGATTAGTTCCTGCTATTGCATCAGCATGTGTCTTGTGTATTGTAATTACTTTAGCAGTATTATACTTAGCGTAGAAGAACTTATCTCCTCTAAGTCTACTATTACTATCAGCAACATCAGGATCACTAGCAGAAGATCCACCTACAACAGGTAAATCACCACCTTCATTCTTTCTAAAGAATACTTGATGTGCTGCAACAGAAGCATTAGGAACATCAAATATATGTGGAATATCTGTAATAATACCGCCACTAACACTACTTGAAAGTACACAAGAATATTGATGTAGATCATACTTATCATCAAGAACAAACTGATAGATATCAATCTCAATATCTGGATGAATTGCCTCCACTTCAGCAGAGTGAATGTATATACCAGCAGCAGCATTATCCTTACTACTTGCAAGCATCAACTTAGTTTGATCACTTCCATTGAAGGTTGTTGTGCCAGAATAATTTTCTGGTTTTGTGATTCTACCTGGGGCAATTACGTAATACTTAGTATTGGTATCAAATCCATTAGGAAGTCTTACATTACGCTTATCAACTTCAACATACTTATTTTGTGTTGTATCATAACGTGGACGTGGAACCAATCTTACTGCTGTTCCAGTCTCTAATTGGTGAGGATTAGAACCAGATGTTGGTCCTGGTGTCCAATCTTTCAATCCCCAGATAGTTGCCCTAGCAGAAAGATTAGAAGAAGCACTAGAAGGTTGAGTTCTAGAAACAGTTCCTACACCTGTCTGTATAATTGTTGTGATATTAGCAAAGTACTGACGTACAGTATCAGAAACTGTATTACACTGAGGATATCCTGTATCCTGAGTAATAGTATCATCAACATTTGGAGTATATGCTGAAGTATAACGTCCAGCAGTTAATGTGAAATAAAGATATGTGTTAGTGGTATTAGCAGTAGCATTAACAAGATTAGCATATGATGTTCCCAAAGGAGAAGTATTCCTTTCAATAGAACTTAAATTGCCTTGTGTTTCAATTGTATCTGTAATCAACTTGAATAGAGTTGTGATTGCAGATGCAACATTCTGACAAGGACCATTAGATATATTTCTTGTTACAGCATTTAAAGATGCAGGTACTGAGATAGTATCAGTAACAATCTTAAAGAGACTATCAATTGTATCTCTAACATTATCACACCTACCACCAGATGATATTGTTCTTCCTACACCACCTATCTGTACTTGACTGGTTGCTCTTACAAATGTATGAGCACTTGTGTCTGTAGAAATACCAACATTAACTGTAATTGTTGTTGCAGTTATAGCAGTAATTGAAGGATCATTCTTAGATACTGGATCAGTTGTTCTTGGATAAGCATGTTCTGTAGCATTGCTATCCTTAGCACATGTGAATACTAATGATCCATCCTTAATATGAACCGTATCACCGACCTTACTACTATGAGGACCAACAGTTAGAACCATAAGTCCTGTTGCTGGATCATAAGTAGAAGAAGAAACCGTTCTGTAAATACCTTCAAGACTCTCAGGAGTTGTAATAGCATTCTGTACTATTGTAGAAAGAGTACTAATTGCAGATTCTACAGTTGTACACTTATAAGTTGATTGAGTACGTGCAACATCCTTAAGTGTTGAGTGTGTGCTAATAGCATTAGTTAAAATAGTAACTAATGTAGTAATAGCAGAAGTCTCATTCTGACACTTAGGATTAGCAGTATCAACTCCAGTACCTGTACCAGTTGCAGGATAATTAACCTGAGTTAAACCAGTATGTCCACCAACAGTAACAGCAACATTTTGTACTACCTGAATAGCAACATCCTTAAGATGATTAATTGCTTCTACTGTCTCTGTTATAGCTCCACCCTGTACAGCACCACCAACATATAAGTTAGCAGTATCCCATACACGATCATTACCACCATGCTTGACGTTATGAGCAAGAACATCAACAATATCTTTTAAATCATCATTACAATCAGCAATGCTATATCCAACAGGAGGAGTATAACCAGCATTGTTAGCAAGCATTCTACCCTGTGCTATATCAGCAATAAATTGCTTATTAAGTGTTAATAGAATTGCAGCATCAGCAGCCTTATTATTAATAGGAGTCTCATTATCACCAGTAATAGTGGTATCAAATGTCTGAGTTAATCCATGATTACCAATAACAAGAACTTTCTCATTTCTCATTGTTTGGATTGCTAACTGAGTAGCATCTTGGAATGCCTCAATTGTCTGTGTCTCTTCACCTGCAACATGAGCACCTGTAACATACAGTTGTGCCATATCCCAAACTCTATCATTACCACCAAATCCAGTATTGTATGCAACCTCAGTTATGAAGTCCTTAATGTCATCAATACAGTCTTGCTTATTACCTGTAGGTGGTAAGAATGTAGGATGATTAAGTTGCATTCTCTCATATGCTTCAGCAGCAATGAATGCAGCATTAGAATTGAGGAGATTGTATGCGTCACCAAACTTACCTTCTGGTGTAGAAGTCTGTGTAGCAGCAGTAATTGTGGTATCATATGTCTGAGTTAAACCATGAGAACCAGTAACAAGAACCTTCTGATTCTTGATTACCTGACCAGCCATATCCTTGGCATGATCAAATACTATATTAGTCTCTGTCTCTTCACCACCAACTACGATTTGCTTAGATGCACTAACGAAGGTATGAGCACCAGCAGTGTTATCATTAGCAGGTCCAACATTAACTGTAATAGCAGTAGCAGTTACAGATTTAATTTCTGGATCAAAACTAGCAATTGGGTCAGTTACACGAGGATATGCATGATTAGTTGCATTACT